CTTTGGTCGTGAAAAAGCAGATGAAGAAATAGAAAATACAAAGATAGAAGCTAAAATTAAAACTGATGAACGTAGAAGTCCTTTTGTAGCAGAAGTTAAAAAAGAACTTAGAAGCAAAGAAGGTTTAGAATTAAAAGCTTATAAGCCTGTTAAGTCAGAAAAAGAATTTACCATAGGTTACGGTCACTATGGAGCTGATGTAGAAGAAGGAATGGTTATAACAAAAGAACGAGCTGAAGAGTTGCTACATGAAGATGTAATGGAACGAGTAGACTCTATAGAAAATATTATACCGACATTCCAAGAAATGCCTGAAGAATTACAAATAGCTATATTTAGTGAACACTTTAGAGGTTCAATAGCTCAAAGTAAAAATACTTTAAGACTGATTAATGAAGGTAAGTTTGCTGAAGCAGCAGATGAGTTTTTAAATAACGATGAATATAAAAATGCTAGAAGACGAGGTAAAGCTGGTATTAGACCTAGAATGGAAGCTGTTGCAAATAATCTTCGTGAATATGATAAACTTTTATATCCTGAAAAATATGAAAATCAAAACAATGATAGTTTGTTAAGTCGAGTAACTGATATTTTTAATTAAAAATTATGGCAATTGATTTCTATAAATTTATAGATGATATAAATAAAGAGCCTGATCCTAGTCCCTTATTTAGTCCTGAAACTCCTCCTGTTGAGGATGTATCTTATAACTATACAAAAGATATTAAGTCAGATTACTATCAAGATTCTAGAACTCCGAACAGTCCTTTACCTGCAGCTTACAGTTTAAGCGAACTAGAAAGAAACCCTGAGTTTGCTTTTCGTTCTAAACGTTTTTTAAATGGTATTGGTAGAAACGAAAATATATTTGAGTATTTAAGAGATGCAGATTTTAGTTTAAGTTCAGCTATAACTAGGTCTTTTGAAGTTGGTGATTGGAGTGATCAAGAAAAACAAGACTATTTATATTTAAGAAGTAGCTTTAACAATGCTCACCTCGAAGGTTTTAAAGAAAGATTTAATTTAGTTAAAGATGTTGGAGGAGATATTCTTGGAGACCCTTTTAACTACCTAGCTGCTTTGTTTGCTATTCCAACATTAGGTGGTAGTCTTGCAGGTAGAGCTGCATTAGGCAAAGCTGCTGAAGTAGGTGTAAAAAAATATACAACTTCTCAACTAGCAAAACGTGGAGCACTTCTAGGTGCTGCCGAAGGAGCTGCTTTTTCTGGACCACATGAATATTATTTGCAAGATATAGATGTAAACTTAGGAGCACGAGACAGTATTGATTTATCTTTAGTAGGTAAAGTAGGTCTTATGGGTGCTGGTTTTGGTGGTCTGATTGGTGGTGGTATTGGTGGTATTACTGGTCTTTATGGTAAACGCTTTGATAAAAAAGAATTTAAAAGTTCTAATGAAGAACTTATAGATAAACAAGGTAAAGGTAAAACTGTTAGAGACGAAGTTGTAGATCAATCAGAAACAGAAAGAAGTTTAGCAAACAGCTCTCAAGATATGCTTTATAAAATTTTTGCTAACACGACAGGTAAACCTACAACATGGTTCTTAGGATATGTAAATAAATCACCAACACTTAAAAAGTTTTTAGAAAATTTAAGATATGATTACGATACAACTTTAACAAGCACTGGACGAAAAGGAGCTAAAGGAGAAACTTACGGAGAGTTTGAAGGTAATTTAAATTCTAAACTTCAGTATGGATTACAAAAAAGTTTAAATCTTTTATATGGTGCTGAGAATGGACTGAATAGATTAGGACCTAAAGCCAACGCAGATTTATTAAGGTTGTTACAAGACTCGACTATTACCCCATCAAATGTAGTTTCAAAAGGTGCTCAGTATTCTGAAGAAACTATTAGAGCATACATTGGAGTTCGTCAAACTTTGGATACAGCTTTTAAACAAGCTGCTGAAGCTGGTTTGTTTGGAGCAGGTGTAGCTCTAAAACCCGGATATTTTCCTAGACATTTTTTATATGATCAAGTTCAAAAGAAAAGAGGAAAACTAGAAAAACTTATTATTGATGCAGGTCATGCTGATCCTTTAAATGACTCTAGAGTATTTAGATTTATTGATCAAGAAACTGATGAAATAAAACGAGGTGTTTTAGAAGATGCAAAAGGAATAGACACAGATATTTATGGTGTTGACTTTTTAAAAGAAGCTGGTGGTAATTTAGAAGAAGCTAAAAAATTAAAATCTAAACAAATTGTAGATGATATGTTAGAATATCGTTGGCTTCCGTTTGAATTAAGATCAGCTAGAAAAAATAGCAGTACTGGATTTTTACAAGAAAGACGTTTTAGAAATATTTCTGACGTAGACTTAAGTGAATTTTTAGAAGGTGATGTTCAAAATACTTTAGAAGATTACTTTACTAATGTTAGTCGATCTATTGCTAGAGCAAAATTTTTTGGTAGAAACTCTGAAGAGTTTTTTAAAAACTTTCAAGACCCTATACGTAAAGAATTACAAGCTGCTGGTTTAACAGATGAAGTTTTACTTTCTAAGATTGATAAACAAATTAAAAAAACTCATGACATTGTCACTGGTAGAGAAACGTATACTAAAAGTTCTTTAAGAACAAACCCAATTTTACGTAATAGTGCTGATTGGGGTAAAGTTATACAGCAAATGGCTCACTTACCCGTAGCTACATTATCTAGTGTAACTGAACCACTATTGCTTTTACAACGAGCAGGTTTAGATGATGCTCCAAAAGTTTTAAAAGATATTGCAAAAGGTATTATTGAAGAAACAAATAATACAGTCAATAGATCAGGTAGAGGTATTACAGTTGCCACAGGTCAAAAACCTGCACTAATAAAAAGTCTAGGAGAAACTCCAAGTATAAAAGACTTTCAAAGTGGAGCAAGTATTTTTGATACTGTTGATGATGATGTCTGGGGAGAAATGTATCAAGCTGGTTTAGCATTAGAACAATCTGTATTAGATAGAATAGAAGGATTAGCTGGAGAAGGTGTAGAAAATACATGGGCTAAAAGAACTCAAAATGTTTTCTTTAAAGCTAATTTGTTAACACAGTGGACAAGAGCTGTACAGTTAGCTTCGTTTACAACAGGTAAAAGATTAATTGTTAAGAATGCAAGACAGTTAGCTACAGGTAAAACAGACTTAGGTCGTAAGTTGACTAAAGGAAATAAAGAATATTTAACTCAACAATTAAATGATTTAAACATAGAAGCTGATGAAGCTATTTCTTTTTACAATAATTCTTTAAAAGATGGTCAATATAACTTAAGCGTAGCAAGAAAAAATGATTTTTACAATGACAAGTTAGTTAAAGGGGCTGCAAGATTTACTAGAGAAATTATTTTAAATCCAAGTTCAGCACAAGCTAATAGACCTTTATGGTTCTCTCACCCTGCTGCTCAAATTTTAATTCAGTTTGCTGGGTATCCTACAGTGTTTAACAATACTATTCTTAAAAAATTCTTTAATGAATCAGTTAATAGTCCACTACAGGTTATGCCAAAAGTACTACCAACTGTTTTGTTAATGACATCCGTAGCTCACTTAGGTAATACAATTAGAAGTAATGGTGCTAATTTAAGAGACTATGAAACCGGTGGTTATAAAAGTGAGGGTGAGTTGTTAGCTGAAGGTATTAGAAGATGGGGTGGGTTTGGTCCGTTTGATTATGCATCAAGATGGAACAATGAATATGATAGAAACGTTGGAGGTTTTACAGCTACAGCTAAAGCTTTTGCTGGTCCTTTACCTCAAGATGCTATTGATGCAATTCTTTATCGTAAAGGATTAGCTGAAGTAGGAGCAACTAACTTACCCGGCTATGGAGCTTATGATATTTTATTTGGTGAAGGAACTAAAAAAGAAATTAGAAGAATAGCTAGGGGATCAGCACCTGAAACATTATCAACTGCCCAAGCTAAAAAAGTAGGTAGTTATGCAAAAGGTGGTATAGTCACAAACGTACCTAATGTTATTGACGAACCTGATGAAAGAAAAGATAGAATGACTGGTGTTCCATACGATGAACAAGCAGGTGTTATACTAGAAGATGAGGAAGAACGATGAACATTGAACAATGCAAAGCAGAAATCAAACGACACGAAGGCGAAGTCTTAGAAATTTATATGGATAGTTTAGGCTATAAAACTCTAGGAGTTGGTCACCTATGTCAACCTAATGACCCTGAATATTCTTGGGAAGTTGGTACATCTGTATCACAAGAAGTAGTTGATATGTATTACGAAGATGATTTTGATAAACATTACAAAGAAGCTATACATGTGTTTGATAGTCAAGAAGATTTTTATAAATTACCTGAAAAAATACAGCACGTG